TAGCGTGACCAATGCCAACGTGATCATTGCCGGCTTCGACATGATGCCGCGCTGGATTCAGGCCGCCCGCAATACCGCACTTTCCGGCTTCGTCATCCAGACCTGGGATCAGGTCGGCACGCCGAAGATGACCTATGCCGGCAAGCGCATCCTGTTCGGCTATCCGCGCGATCGGCACTCCAAGCTCTTGCCGTTCACGGAAGTCGCTTCCGGCGGTGGCTCGGCAGTCACCACCTCGCTCTTCGCGGCGAATTTCGCCGAGGATGGCGTTCACGGCATCCAGTTGAAGAACATCGAGGTCAAGGATTACGGTCTGACCCGCTCCTCGACGAAGTTCATCACCAACGTCTCTTGGGATGTAGGTCTGGTCGCCGAGACGGATTACTGCGTCGGCCGGCTTGATTCCATCACCGACGCCGCGTTCGTCGCCTGATCCATTTGGCTCCGGCTTGCTCGGGGCCTCAACCACTTCTGGAGAAGAGCAATGACTCTCAGGACATACAATCAGGACGCCGCGCTGATCCTGGCCGATGGCGCCGCGGCGGTAACGGCAGACGGAGTTTCGCAGGTCGCATCGGCAAACGTCGCGCTGCAGCTCGGCCCGGGCCGGTTCGAAGGCGTGCTTATCATCGACGTTTCGGCGATCGACGAGGCATCCACCGACGAGGTCTATCACCTCTGCCTGCAGGGCGCATCGTCGAACGCGTTTTCGACCAAGGAAACGATCGCGCAGCTTTCGCTCGGTGCCACCGCCGCCCGACCCGGCGGTGCCATCAGTTCGCTGATCGGCCGGTATGAAGTGCCGTTCTACACCGAGGTCAACAGCGTCACCTATGATTGGGTGCGGCTCTATACCGACGTTGGTGGCACGACGCCGTCGATCACCTTCAAGGCGTGGATCGCCGAAATCCCGCGCAACTGATCGGCACCGGCTGAGAAAGGAAAAAAGACATGGTCGATATGGTGGAAATGTACCGGATCAACGGCGAGAAGGAAACCGTTGCCGAGATCGACGCGAAGCAGGCGTGCCGCAATCACCCGAATGAGTGGAGCCGGACGCCGTGGACGCTCGAAATGAAAAAGCGGGTCGAGGCCAAGCAGACCGCCGAGCAGAGGGCGAAGCTTGAAGATGACAAAGCCAAGGCCGACGCATCCGATGCGCTCAAAACCGCCAAGAAAGCGGCTCAAGAAGCGCACGCCAAGGCCGAGGCCGCCAAGGTAAAGCTGGTCAAATCAAAGGCCGAGGACGACAAGGAAGCCCTCAAGAAGGCCGTCGACGAAGCCGAAGAAGCCGCCGACGCCGCCGACGAGGAAGTGCGCAAGCTCACATCCTGATCTGGCCTGTTGCGCTTCATCGCGGCCGGCGGGCTGGATAGGGCCGAGAGGTGAGCCTCTTGGCCCTTTTCTTTTGCCTGTGCTTTGCCTGATTTCCCGCCCTGCTCCATCTTCGCGGCATGGACAAGCTCTCGATCCTCAACAACGCTCTCGTCGCCACCGGCAATGACCCGGTCAACGTCCTGAACGACGGTTCGGACGAATATATCGTCGCCAATACCGCTTTCGACCGCTGGCTCGATTTTCTCGTCGCCCGCCATTCGTGGAGCTTCGCCACAACGACGGAATTGCTTGTTCGGGTGAGCGACACCGACAACAAATCGCGCCGCTTCAATCAGAATGGCTTTCGGCTGCCGGCCAATACGCTGCATGTCAAAGAAGTGCTTTGGGACATCTATCCGCTGACCGAATATGAGATCATGGGAACGGTGCTGTCCTGCAATTACGACAGCGCGGTCTATGCCAAAGTCGTGAAGCCGATCTCGGAAGAACTGCTGCATCCGATGGCTACCGAAATCCTCACCCTCTATGTCGAGTCTGGATGTTATTCCGGGCTTAACGAGGATCCGGCATCGGCCCGCAGCAAGAAGCAGGAAGCAGAAATGCTGCTGATGGAAACGCGGTCGCATGTCGATCAGCAGAATCCGGCCCGCAACACCTATAAATCGTCGATCAGGGCCGCGCGCCAGTCAAGGCGGGTGTGATGCCGCTCAATGAGCAGATCATCCGGCAAAAGGATTGGAGCGCGGGCGAGCTCAACCCGGACGCCAGGCGCCGCGACGATGTCGACATGTTCGGTTTTGGGCTGCGCGCCGCCGAGAACATGGCGATAACGCACACCGGGGCGCTGATCCAGCGGCCAGGCCGGCAGAAAATCTTTCGCGACACCGGGCGGGTGACCAACTTCAATCCGTTCAACGACCTGCAATATTACGTCTGCTTCGTCGATCGCGGCGTCAACATCCGCTCACTCGACGGCGGCTTGATCAAGCGCCTCAATGCACCATGGAAAGCGGCGGACCTCGACGAACTGGTCTGGGCCAATTCCAACAATTCGATCTATGTCTGCTGGTCTGGCCGCACGCGCATCATCTCGGTTTCCGAAACCGGCAAATGGTCGATCAGCAACTACACTTTTTTGACCGACATCGAGGAAGCGCTGCGCGTTCCGTTCTTTCGCTTCGTTTCTTCGGCCGGCATCACCATGAATGTCAGCGGGCGCACCGGCAACAGCATCGATGTGCGGTTTTCCAGCAAGTTCCTGACCAAGGATCATGAAGGCACGGTGATGCGCTATGCCGGCCGGCAGCTGAAAATCACGCGCTATCTCGGTCCACGGCACGCCAAGGCCAAGGTGCTGCAGGAGTTGTCGAAGACGGTTGAATATACGCTCGACAGCGCCGAGGGCTTTTCAGTCGGGCAGATTTCCGAGACTGAGCAGACCGGCATCAAGGGCGAAGTGATCGCGGTAGACTCTGGCGCGAACACGGTGACTGTCGTGCATTTCGACGTTCTCACCGCGCCGGTCCTGCCGGAAAAGCTGGTCACGGTAACCGCTTCGTCGACGATTACAAGCTTTGACGACACGCTCAATCCTGGCCCGACCGTGCAATGGGACGAGCAGTTCATTTCCGACTATCGCGGCTGGCCGCGCTCGGTTTCGAAGGATCGCGGCCGGCTGATCTTCACCAATTTCACGCAACTCAGGAATGCGATCTGCTGGTCGGCCATCGGCGCGGAGAACGACTTTCTCATCGGCGCCGATCCTGACGACGCCATGCTCGAAACCATCGACTCGGAATGCCAGGTGTTTCACGTGGTCGGCGGCTATGATGAGTTCGCGATCACAGACAAGGGCGTGTTCTTCATTCCGGTGTCGGTCGGGACGCCGCTGCAGCCGGGCAGCGTCGAGTTTCGGCGCATCGTCTCGAACGAACTCGGCAACGTCCGCCCGGTCGAGGTGACCGAAGGCGTGATCTTCTCCGACAAGTCCGGGACCGGCATTTATGCCATCACCGCTACCGGCCAGCAGGCCCGGCCGTATGACGCCATCGAGATCAACCGGCTTTCCCGCCATCTCTTCACCGGCATCAAATCTCTGGCCGTATCGTCCGGAACCAAGGAATTTCCGGCCCGCATCATATATGCCGTCAACGATGACGGCACGGTGGTGGCCGGGCAATTCTCGCTCGAGCGCAACAATGTCGGCTGGCTGAAGTGGTCCGGCATCGGCGACGTCTCCTCGATCGCCGCCGAGTTCGGCCAGGTCATTTTCATGACGGTCTATGACGGCTCCGGCGTCGCGGAAAAGATCGACTATGCTCTCTATCTCGACTGCGCCACGACCTATACCGGCAACAACAATCTCGATTTCATCGAACTGCATGACGGCTCGCCGTTGCTGCTCAACGACGGCTCGCGCATCAACCTCGACGGCCTGATAACTTTCTTCTACGCCGATCAGCTGATTTCGGTGTTCGGCGACGGCTTTTATCTCGGCGAGAAGCGCGTCGGGCCGGACGGACTGATCAGCGGCGTGTCGCAATATGCGGAGGTAACGGTCGGCTTTCGCTTTGACTGGTCGCTCTCGCCGCTCTTCGCTCGCTTCGACTCCGGCGCCGCCAACCAGCAGGGCGAGAAGAAGCGCAAGGTTTCCAAGATGCTGGCGACGGTGCGGCAGACGCAGGAGTTCAAGATCGGCAACAAGATCGTTGGTGGATTTCGCTATGGCGATCCGATGGACGAGCCGATCATGACGCGCGACGCGGTTTACAAATATCGGGAGACTGGCCGGTCTTATGACCCGGAAGTGGTGTTTCAGTCCACCTTTCCGGGGCCGTTCAAGCTCATCGAGCTATTCACGAGGATCACGGTCTGATGGGTATCGCGGCGGTTCTTACCGGAGTCGGCTCGCTGGTCGGGGCGGTCGGCCAGTTTCAGGGACAGGAATATGCGGCACAGCAGGCCGAACGCGCCGCGCTGGTCGGCAAGGTGCAGGCCGATCAGACCAATGCGGCCTACCGCGAGGATTTGAATTCGACGATCGCAAATATCCGGGCGATCCGCTCCTCTGCCGGCGTCGGACCGGGATCGCCGACCGAGATGGCCTATATCGAAAGCCAGACGAAAAAGTCTGAGCGTGACCGGCAGATTGATTCCGGCAATAAGCTGATGCAGGCCGAGCAGGACAAGGCCGACGCGCAGTTCCGGAGATCGGCTGCAGGCATGGCATTGTTCGGCGGCGCGGTAAGCTCGCTACCCTATTTCTTCGGATCGTGACATGGTGAAGCTTCCGGAATATCAGTCGAACCATCCGCTGACGCGCGATCCGCAGTCGTCGGTGTCGCCGGCCGACATCGCCAATCCGTTCGAGCAGATCGCCCGCGGCCTGTCCGGCATCGGAGAAATGCTGCAGAAGCGCGACGTTTACGAGGCCGCCAACGATGGCCGCAACAACGGCGTCTGGCGCGACACGAACGGTCAACTGCATGTCGATCAGCGATCGAACCTGTCTGAGGTCGGCCGCACCTATAACGACGCCGCCAATCAGCGTGCTGGCGTCGAGGCTCAGAACGAGATCAGGACGCGGCTGCAGCAGTTGGCGATCGACGCCAAGGGCAACCCGGACAATTTTCGCGCCTCTTACGACTCGTTCAAGAACGAATTTTTAGCAAACACGCCGGCACATCTGCGCGGCGCCATCACCACCATGTTCGACACGGAGGGTCCGCGGGTCGCGCTCGGGGTCAGCGAGGAGAAGCGCAAGCGCGACCTGACGCTGACCGAGCAGTCCACCAAGGATCATATTCAGATGCTGATGGACGATGCCGGGACGCTGGCGCGGGCCGGCGGCGTCAACACTCCGGCCTACAAGCAGTCGGTGGCACAGATCAGGTCGCTCTATGAGGGCCTGGTCAAGAACCCGGATTTCGCCGTCTCTCAGGAGTCCGTCGATATTTCCTTGAAGCGCATGGAAGGACAGAACATGTCCGAAGCCATGCTCGGGCAGGTCGACAAGGCGCTGCAGGCCGGCGGCATTACCGAGGCGCGGAAGCTCGCGAATTCCGTGCTGACCGATACCTCGATCGCACTCGATCCGAAAGAGCGCCGCGCCTATTCAAGCCTGATGAATTCGCAGATCGACGGCTTCATTGCCGATCGCAAGGCGGATTTGA